ATCTGATGCGTTATGCGTTCGTTCATCTCCGCGATTCGCCTCAACTGTGCAAAGTCCCGAATCCGTCTGGCGTGGTGTTGAACCGTTCCCCCGGTGCATCGGCACTCTATAAGACTTTCGATGTACTTGGGACCGCCGCATAGGGCATACGTCCCTTTAGTTTCGAGGTAAGCGACCAGTTGAACGGGATCGCAGTTCGGTGTGCCACTTTGTTTTTTAGTGTCTTTCGTGATGGCTTGCACCGCGTCATAAATCACCTGATGCTTGGTGTGGGCAAAGTCGCCGCCGTTGATAAACTTGGCAACGTCCTCCGCGTACTCAGGTTCCATGATGATGCATCCGAGCAGGTACATCTCCGCGTCCGTGCTGAATGGGCTGTTGGTTGTGTCTTGCATGTTGGGCTTTCAATCTTGCATCTGTCTTGGGTGATCCATCCACATACGTTCCTTCAAAAACTTATCGGGGTTTTCAACGTACCACCCATCATTGGCGTTCCACTTCTCACTATCACGATACCGCTGTAGCCCGTCCATTATGTCTTTGAACACCGCGTCGAGTCCGTCGCGGGTCCACTCAATCCACGCCATGTAGATTTTTACCTTTCGGTGTGCTGGATAGTGGCTTATAAACGCCCAAAACAAAGGGCTTGCCTCTGCGATGGATTCAAGTGTTGGGTGCTTTTCTTCGGTCATGCGTTCCCTTTCAGAATGATGGTGCTACAAGCGGGGCAGGCTCAGGGTGGTTGACCCACATGCGGTTATTCAGCCACTTGTGGGGGGAGTCGATGTATTGGCCGTTATCCTTCTGCCACTTCTCGGACGCTTTGTACCGCATGAGTCCGGCCATCACCGCTTCCGCATCATCGTCAAGTTTCAGTTTGTGCCATAGGTTCTTACACCCAAAAGCGTTATCCTTCCGCATCGACGGGTAGTTAATCCAGAACTTTCGGAAGGCAGGGGAAGCGTCGGCCATCGGATCGTGTTTGGCACGCTTAGGTTTGGCGGGTGCCGTTTCAGGTGGGGGTGCTTGTGGCAACGCCAAACCGGGAAGCGTCCCCGCGTTAGCGGGGGATGGGTGGTTTTGGTTTTGGTCTGACCTCTGAGTTCTGGGGTCTGCGCTCTGATCTCTGACTTCTGCATTCTGACTTCTGACTTCTGACTTCTGAGGGCAGACATTTGCTACCGTGTTTGCTAGATCGTTGCTAGACGTTTGCTTGCTGTTTGCTAGACCTTTGCTAGCCGCGTGCTTTGCTTTCCCGCCCTTTGCCCCCGCCTCGGCCTTTGTCGCGGTGTACTCCGCGTCCTCCACCATCGGGGCATAGCAGTAGCACCCGTCCACTTGAGACAGCACGCCCTCCGCTAGAATCTCGTTTAACGCCCTTTGGTTGACCGCTGGGTCGCCCGTTAGCCGCTTGGCTATATCCGATGGGGTCCAAGCCCTATCGCCCGTGTGAAGAAATCCACGCCGCTGGCAACTGGCCGCTAGGCATACCACGTCAATGAGTACGCCGCGTGCTTCCGCGCCAAGGCATCGGGTGTGTGATAGCCAGTCGTTTGTAAAGAATCGAAAGAATGGGTATTCAGCCATGACCGCCCCCGCTACGCGCAAACCCACCCCGCCACGTTTGCTTAACGGCTTTCTCTTGGAACGCCAACGTGGGGGGATGGGGGTGCGAAATGTGAGGGGATTTGTCCATGAGAAAACTACCGTTAAGCCCCCAACTATAGGCAACTTCCCTAGAGGAAAGTCACGCATCTACCAGAATCTTTGGGGAAAAATGGCGGGCGAGTCTTTCGACCCGCCCCCACTGGAGCCGACGTGCCGCCGATATTCCCGTCGTGCGGCTGCGGAGGGAGTGACCTAGTTGGGGTTGACAAAGGGGGGCGGAGCGGTCTTTCGCCGATTCTCCGCCAGCATGTCGCCGGTCGCGTCATGCGATAGGCACGCCCGGAAGTACACCAGCACGCACGCGAAGATAAACAGACAGCCTACAACCTTCCACGCTCGCCGGTTCTCACGCTGTTTGATAATCCTCGCCGCTTCCAACTGTGCTTCGATCTGTGCTTCGATGAGTTCCTGCTTGGTGGTCATTTGATTGCCTTTCGCGGCCTACCCGCTTTGCTTACCGGCCTCCGCTGACCCGCACCTACGAGCCAGTACGCGCCGTACTTTTCCGCCTTCAACTTCCCCGCCGTGATCCATTTGAGGACCGTTCGCCGGGTCACACCGTACCGCCACGCGGCCTCTGAGACTGAGATGAGTTTGACGGGCTTCAAGCGTCCTCCCGGTCGGCGTAGGGGTCATCGGGGTCATAGCCGCGAACGATCCGCCACGCCAGCAGTAGCACGGCTAGGAACACCACCAACGGGCCGCACACGGCGTACCCCATTGGAAGGGCCACCCAGCCGAGGAACACGCCTACGGGCAACAGGATCAACCCAAGGGCAAGCCACGATACGGCGATGTAGGTAAGTTTGGGGTTCATTGGTTTGGGGTTCCGGGTGGGATTGAATCGAGGCACTTAAGATACGCCTTGTGTGCCAACCTCCGCTGTCGGGTTGCTTCTTTCGCGGTGATGGTGCCAGCATCCTCAAGGGCTTGGATGGCGGTCATTTGGTCCGCAAGAGCCTTCCAGCATGAGTCTAGTGTGGGGGTGAGTAACGCTGCAAGGGCCAGCACGATAATGGAGAGAGTTTTCATAAACCCCGCCGCCAGCGACGAACCGGCGACGGGGGGAAGAGAGAGACTACTTACTGGCGTTCAACCAATCCCAACAATCGGCATATCTGGTTTACGCCGATGTGATTGAGAATCGTTTCAAGGTCTTGATCGTTTTGCATGCCGCACACCGCGCCCAACTGTTCCGGTTCGGTTTCCGCCGCAACCGTCATGGTGCCTTGCCCGCGTGGAACTACGTTGACTTGCTCCGCCACAAATCGAATCACAATGCTCATGTTCACTCCTAAAAAGGTACATCGTCCGCTGCCGCCGCCATCACGCCCGCACGTTCCTTGTCGAGCCGGTCGCGTTCGCGGGCGAGCATATCCGAAAACGTCCGCACCTCCCGCTCAATCGCCGCTATCACAACCTCATCACGTTCGACCCGTTGAACTACGCTGGGTATGACGGGATGATATGAAACCTTGTCAATCCAGCGCCTGCCAGTGATCCACAACCCGCCCTGCGTTTGAAGTACGTAGTCATCGAAGCCGTACAACTTGTAGCCCATATGGACCTGTGGGGAAGGGCATTTAATCTCGATCAGCCCGTCATCGTCAACCAGCCCATCGGGTGAATAGCCAGCAATACCATCATCGTGCAGGCAGAAACCCACCTCCGCAACCGTCCGCCCCGTTGTGAACGCGTACCAGTTGCGGGCCTCTGGTTCCAACTGAGTACCCCGCTCCATGAAGGCCGATGATTGTTCATCGAGGCTCACGTTTAGCCACCATTCCGCAAGCAACTTCGCCGCGTACTTATCCTGCGAACCGGATGCCTTCAACGTCTTGGGAGTCAGGACGTTTTCAAACCCGCTCGCGGTTGGCAAGCCGATACGGGCCTGCAACCATTCGGGGGTGCCTTGTACACAGTTGACGATTTTCACTTGATGGCCTCCTTATCATCTACCACCGTGATCTTGACGCGCCGCACGGTACACGTTGACCGCATATCTTCAGGAAGAAGCGTGTACATGTTCGCGGTCTGCATCCGTAAATCCCGCACGGTTCCATTCTGAATCGTCCCGTCCTTGTCAACAATCGCCCACGCTAGTACGGGTTGTATGTTCACTTCATCGCCTCCCGCCGCTTGGCTTCAACCATCGCGAGGGCCTCCCCCAACTTTGACGCGGGGAGTTCACTGAGTCGGCCAATGTTGAACCGCCTACAAAATGCAACTTTGTTTCCCTTGACGTTCTCGATAGCCGTGTCGAGGTCCGCCGCTTGTGACTCGGTGATGGTTTCAACGTCGGCGCTAGCCGTTGCCCCGTCGTCATCCTCATCGCACGTTGTTAAACCAAGGGCCTGAATCAAACTGTACCGCTGGGCGTAGGTCATTAAAGCCCCGGCCTTCTGTGCTTCGCTTGCCCCGGCCTTTGATTCCGTTGGCAGGCTAACCGTTGACCGTTCGCTATGCCCTTTGGAATGAGAGATAATGCAATCGAGGGACATCACGCCGCCCTCTACCTTCATGCCGGACCACTTGTATGACAGCCCGCACGGTCCAAGGTGGGGTCGAATCGTTGCCCCAATGTCCTCAAGGCTGGCGTACATACGCGGCTTGCTCACGCCGTTGCGGTCAACCGTCTTGAAGAATGAGTTCACCGTCTTGCGGGGAATCGCGGGGCAGTTGGCTTGAAACTCCGCCATTGCCAGCACGTACGCGGCTTTGGCTTGTTCGGCTCGCATGTCCTTTGCCATCGCCAGCATCCGCTCCAAGTTTTCGACCGATACGCCGTGAATAGCGGCCTTGTCGATGATTGCAAGAAATGCGTTATAGTCCGACGGTTGCTCTCGTTTCGCTAGTTCGTTCATCGTGTCCTTTCGCTTGACTTGACCGGGAAGGTCAAAACTGATTTGATCGTTCATTGCTGCCTCGCTTTCAGCATCGCGTCGGCAAATTGATAACACGACTCGGCAACAATCTCCATATCTAACGGGTCTTCAAAGTCTACTGCGTCGAGTCGCCCATCTTCGTCCGCTCGCCGCTGTTCGGTGTAGGATGCAAATGCCATCGGCATCGCCAGCCCCGCGAAGTGATCGCGCAGGCTTGGCACCATCGGAACGGCTTGCGTTTCGGTTGCCGCCTTGTAACCACACGCCTCACGTA